TCAAATAGATGCGCTTAAAACAATAGGAATGTCCGATGAAGACATAAACGATTTTGTTGGCACTGCTAACAATGAAGGAAACCAAATAATAATAGCTGGAACAGCTACTTACCAGTTTAACCATTTTTATAAGTATTATCAAGATTATTGTAACATGATATATGATAATGCAAAAAATAATAATGAAAATTGCGAATATGCTGTTATTAGATTGCCTTGGGATAAGCTACCGAACGGTCTTATGGACAAAACAATATTAGAACAAGGCAAGGCAACTATGGACTCCTCAATTTTTAAAATGGAGTACGGTTGCGTTTTTGCAAAAGACTCAGACGGTTTTTATCCAGCATCGGCAATACATAGGGCTACTTGTCCAATCAGAACAAAAGACGGAGAAATAAACTTTTTTGCTGAAGATTCTGGAGAAAATAACTCTAGATACGTTATGGGAATAGATCCCGCGTCTGAAAGAGACAACTTTGCAATATCTATAGTGAAAATTTCAGATGAATCAAGTAGACAACTAGTATTTTGTTGGAGTACCAATAGAAAAAAGTTTGAACAAAGCAGAAAGAAAAAACCGCAGAACTTTGTGGGAATAGACGACTACAACACGTTTATATTAAGAAAGATACATGAACTTTGCGGAAGATTTAATATATCAAGAATAAATATAGACTCTGGTGGAGGCGGAAGATCCGTAATAGAGGGTCTTAAAGATCAATCTAAACTAAAAGACGGAGAGTTTTGCATTTTTGACATGGAAGACGATGAAGTGTCAGATAGAAAAGGCTCTCACATAATCAAGGTCATAGAATTCTCTTCTAGAGAATGGTACGAGGCTGCGCATTACAACTTACTAAAAGATATAACTACAATGTCCATACTCTTCCCAGCCTATGATGCGATAACAGTTGAACAAACTAGAATGACGAATTCAGAAGAAGAAATAGGCGATTTTTCAATAGAAAATATTCAGTATGAAATAGAGGAATGCAAATACCAAACGACACTAGTTCAAGAACAAACAACGGCTAAAGGAAATAAAACTTGGGACTTGCCAAAAATTAAAGGTGTTATAACAGAAGGCATAAAGAATAGACTTAGAAAAGACCATTTTACAAGCCTGCTTTTGGCTAATGATGCTGCTAGATCTTTAAATGTAAGAGAGCCTGACGCAAGAACTACATTTGGTGGTTACTCTTCAAAAGAGGCTGCGGCAAACAAAATGTTTGGAGGAAACATGTATCAGGGAAGAGGGCTTAAAAAGATGAAAAACATAAGCTCTAATATAAATAGACCTTCGAGTAGAAGTAGACCAGACGGATCAAACGGTAGTATAGCTTATTAAATTACTGAATACCGTGAACAAAAACGTGATTTCCTATACGTATAAAAGTAGCCCTTACCTTTTGACCATTAACTGTAACTTCTGCTGACCAAGATGGTTTTTTTGGATTTGCGTCGCTTTGTTTAACAACTATTTTTACCCATTCTTCCTTATTGTTTCTAGAGTCTTTTGAATCTGGATTACAAAACAAATATATTTTTTTTGCCTGCTCTAAAGTTAATCCTGTGCCGTTTGTAAAAACAGAATAATCAACTTCTGGTATTGAGGTTATCGTTGCTCCTTGCATAGCTTTATCGTATCTAACGTTAAATTGTGCGCAGTTAGTAACTCCGTTCCATATTGAAAATTGCGATTTAGATAAACAGGCTATAACCTCCATATTTGTGCCATCATATAAAGAATTTGGCCTACGCATATAAGATGGTCCGTTTGCTCTATTTGCTATTACGTTTCTAACCGCCTTTTGTCCGTTAACTGGCTCTCCTTTACACTCACCGTTAAGTGTTGCTAATATTACATCAGTCTCACTTTTAGTACAAACAAAAGACTCAATGGCAGACATGGCAAATCTTAACTTGTTTAAAATATTTTTCATAACATTTTATACACTAATCATATAGTTTTTTAACTCCCTTTCAATGTGTATGTGATTGTATTGAGATCCAATTGATGGAAAAAAAGGAAACATTCTACACGTCAACAAACTCCTCTAAGCATGAAGCTTTAGAAAATCATGCCAAGTCTATGTCTGAAGTAAAAGCCGACCAGATGGCATTTGGCGGATTTTATTCAAACGTTGAAGACGGAATATCTGTAAGACCACCTTTCACAAGAAAGGCATGGGAAAGATTTAGACCAAACGAGAAAATACCAACAAAAGACGCAGAGGTAATGACAGCGTGTAGAGAGGCTTACGAAAGCGTTGGTCTTATAAGATCAGTCGTTGACCTTATGACGGAGATAGCCGTTGAAGGCCTAGATCTAGTTAGCGAAAATGAAGGAATTCAAAACTTTTTTAAACAATGGTCGATAAAGACTAATATAAAAGAACGAGCTGAAAGGTTTGCAAATTACTTTGTGGTAGAGGGAAATGTGGTTTTAGGAAGGAAGTTTGAGTCTATAGATACGCCTTCTGTCAGAAGAATGAAGAGAGATTCTGCGAATGCAGCAAAAAAATCTAAAATACCTTTATCATATACATTTTATGACCCACAAACAATAGTTCTTATTGGTGGAGAGGCTGCTATATTTTCTGGAATAAAGCGATGGGGAGTTAAAATAAGTTCAACAAACATCTCTAACTTTAAAGCGCTCATAAAATCCCAAGGCTCAGATGTTATATCAAATGTTTCAGATGAAATTAAAAAGGCAATAATAAACGCAAAAACCGGAGCGGATTTAACGATTCAGTTTCCAGAAGATGAAATATATGTAGCGCATTACAAGAAAAAGGACAGCGCTGTTTGGGCAAAAAGTTTTATATATAGCATACTTCACGACGTAATATATAATGAAAAATTAAGAATGGCAAAAATAAGCGCTTTAGATAGCTGGTATAACTCTGTAAGATTATGGCGTCTTGGAGATCATAAGGAAGAAATACTTCCAGACATAGGGTCTATAGTTAGACTCTCTAACGTTTTAGAAAATCACAGCGGAGGAACCCTAGACATAATATGGGATTCTATGTTGCAGTATGACCAGTACTTCCCACCGATAGAGAAACTAGAAAATTTTACTGAAAACTATGAGTCTATGCTTCTAGGTCTTGGTATACATAAAAGCTTAGTCGGAGGTAACGCCGCTTCTAGCGGATCAAACGATTCTTTCATGGGGCTAAGAAATCTCATGAAAAGAATAGACTCTATAAGAAGAGCTATTACGGAATGGATACAGTCAGAAATTGATATAGTTTCTGAAGAACTAGGTTTTCAATCTAAGCCAAAAATAAAATTTAGCGTTGACAATCTTTTTGACCAACCAAGCTACTTTAAGCTTTTAACAGAACTTAACGATAGAAACATAATATCAAATCAAACAATAGTTGAAAAGATTGGCGAAATGTGGGACATAGAAAAAGCAAGAGTGAGAAAAGAAGAAGAGGATAGAAAATCTGGAGACGTTTCTACGAAATATAGTCCTTTTATTCAAACAGAGATTCCAGACTCAAATCATAAAAAGAATAAAGAAATGTTAAAGCTTAAACAAGAAAGCACGACAGTTCCTGTTCAAATTACAGAGGACCCAAAACTAAGACCTGGAAGACCAGACGGTAGCCGAGATAAGGTTAAGCGAAAAGTATCAAAAAGAATAAGGGCTTACGAATTAGCAGCAGCGGAAGACTTTCAAAACAGCGTAGACGCGGTTCTAGACGAGTATTTTTTAAATCAATTTAATGCGCAAAATAAAAGACAATTAACCGCTAAGCAAAAAGAGATAATTGAGGCCGCCAAGAATAAGGTATTTTCAAAATACGGAGGCCTAGAAATTTCAAAAGATGAAATATTTAAAATAGCGAATAGTGATGTAGACTTTTCAAAATTTGAATCGGTTGTAGCAAAGGAGCTTAGGGAAATAGTAAACCCAACAACCGCAAACGCTAGGATGGTTAAAAACACAATTCTCGCTAAAATGGCTAGCGTATTCAAAGACCAACATAAAAACGCTTAATATAAAATCCAGTGTATAACCGAAAGGTAATATAATGAACATTTTTAAATCAGAAGAGACAATATCAGATCTAATTAAAAGCAATAAAACAACGTCCGAGATAAACTATCTAGTTGGTTTAGATAAAAATAAGGGCGAAGAGCTAGCAACAGCTTGCCAAGGAAATGCTTGCGCGCTTTCCGCACTAAAAGAAAAAAATTATAAGATAACAGATGATATAATGCCAATATCATCAATTTTGGTCACAGATATATGGAACGCCAACAACGATGTTTTTACAGCGGAAGAAATCGTTAAGGCATATGAAACTCCAGAGTTTAAACCAATAAACTGGATGCATAGAGGGTCTGAAGACACGGAAAATGAAAATATAGGAGTTATGGTAAAATCAAAATTAGTCTACGGCGGTTTGCCAGAGATTAACTACATGACAGATGAAGAAGCAGGCGTATTTAATACAGAAGGCAATACTCTTTCTGGAAACGTCCACATAAAACAGGATGGCATAATATGGTCTCAATACTTTCCAACATACGCATCAAAGATTAAAAATGGAATTGGAGAAGGTAAAATATACGTTTCGATGGAGTGTTTTTTCGAAGATTTTGGCTACTGCCTTAGAAAAAACGAAGACGATGAAAACCCTCTATTTATAGATAGAACAGACGCTACATCACATATTAGCAAAGATCTAACTTCTTATGGAGGTAGCGGCAAGACAAAGTATAAAGGTAAGAAATACCAGGTTGGAAGATGGCTTAAAAATATAATTTTTTCTGGACAAGGAATAGTTTTTGAGCCAGCAAATAAAAGAAAGGGCAAAATATTGAGTATAATAATAAAAGATGAAAATAAATCAAAAGCGGATGTAATAGGATTTGATCCAGCTGCAGCAAATCCGCCAACAGCACCAGTCCAAGCTCCGAATACAATTCTAAATCCATTAGAAACTCAGACAACAAACACTTTGAATCCAAGCCTTGTGTCAACACCATTAGAGCTTTCAAAAAATTTAAATATGCCAAAAACAAGTGTAGATCCAGCAGACGGTCTACTCTTCTATACTGCAAAGGAAGCGGAAAAAGTTGGCGAAATAGAAATGGGCTGCACTGGTCACCACCTATACCAAGAAGACAGGCACTCCGATAACCCGCTTTTATATGCTAAATTGATCGCTGATCCTTCAGACTTAGAAGATCAAATGAAAGTTGCTAGATACAGACCTTGCGATGATGAAAGAGAGTTAAGATTTGTTTTAGAAGATATGGCAAAAAAGGGCCTAAGCCTAAGAAGAGGCGGACTTATTTCTCCTAACCAGACAACATCTTTTCAACCAAGTGTTCCAGGAGGAGGCGGGGAAAACACAGGCGGAGTAATGACATCAGATACTACCACTGGTCAACCAGGCGGAACAGATATGGGTCAGGCTCAAAGCCAAGACAATACTTCAATAAACAATAGTTTATCAGATAATTATAAAAAAGTGTATGAAAACAAAAGAGAGGCTAAATTGGAAAAAATAACAGAAGAAGAAATCGAACAAGTAATGGATCTTGCTACAGGCAAGATATCAGAGCTTTCCGCTGAAAACTTGGAGTATGAAAAAGCTATAGCCGAGGCAACGGAATATATAGAAAAACTAAACAGTCAAATTAAAGAACTTCAAGCATTTGCAGCAGAAGTTGAAGAAATAGCAGATAAAGCCAACGCTCAAAAGACTGTTGCAAAAAGAAAGACAGAACTAGAGAGCATTGTTGGTCTAGATCTTCTAGATATATCCGACAAAGACATTGAGGCTATGAACGAAGCATCATATGCTATACTCAAGAAGTCTATGGCGAAAACAGCTTCAGCTATAGATAAGGCTGCCGAAGATTTAGAGAAGGCAAAAGCTGCCTCAGTAGCAATTAGTCACAAACCAAGACAAACTTCAGCACCAATGGTCGTTTCCTCAGAAGTTATTGAAACAAAGAAAAACTCTGCGGAAGCACTAATAGGCTTTGCTTTTTCGAAGAAGCGATAATTTCTCCGAAAAATAAAAACAGTGTATATTTAACAAAGGTAAAAAAATGGCATTAAAACCCGATAGAAACATAGTAGATGAAGACATTTCATTCTTTGCTGCCACCGGCTGGGCCTACGGCTCAGCTAGAGGCGGTGTTGTCGTTCCTACTGGTAATACTGTAACTGGACCATCAGGCGCGGCCATGGATCAGTCGGTAAACCAGGTTTGGTACGCATTAATACCAATAGCAGCGTCAGGATCAAGACCGCTAGGAATTCTAATGAACGATGTAGTAAACATCGATCTAACTAGACAAACCCTTAATCCGTACAAGAGCGAGGCCCAGATTGGCGATAAGGTTACAATTGCCAGAAAAGGCTACGTTGTAACAAACCTGGTTTATCCAACCGGTACGATTAGAGTTGGCGCAGCCGCATATCTTGGAGTATCTGGCTACATATCACCAAACAGCGGAGTTCTTGCGGGAACTTGGGGCGCGGCCAATAGCACCCTAGCACCAGAGGTTGGTAAATTCCTTTCGTTACCAGACGAAGACGGATATGTAAAGGTCTATGTTGATTTATAATTTGAAAGGAAATAACACACAATGAAAAACTCAATAAAAGCAAGCGTAGATTCAACCGACCTTACACCAGAGGCGAAAAACCTTCTTGTTTCAGCTGGAAGCAATGACAAAAACGTTGCTTTAAAGGCTCAAGCTCAGATCGCTAAAGGTATCGCAGCCGCTCTTAACGAATACACTCAGGCCGTTGATGGCCCAATCAGAGAGGGTATTCTTGATGGAGATATAGTTTCAGACATCTTCGTTACTGAAGACTTCACTGAAACAACAGATCTTAGAATACCTCTAGATCTTTTAGCTCCTGGCACCGAGAAAGAGCACGTTGCTTACGTCATGCCAGACCATGGTAAGATCCCAATGAGAAGAGTTGAGGCAGATTACATTCAATTGAACACCTACCCAATCGGTAGCTCAATTGACTGCACTAGACGATTCTTAAAGCACGCTCGTTACGACGTTCTTCGAAGAATGATAGAAGTTCTTAATATGTCATTCGTCAAGAAGAACAACGATGACGGATGGCAGACCTTAATCTCTGCAGCCAAGGGTCGTGGTATCATAGCTTTTGATGCCGATGCGGCGCAAGGTTCATTCACTCCAAAGCTCATCAGCCTAATGAAGACCGTTGTTAGAAGAAACGGCGGCGGAAACTCGACTAGCGTAGCTAGAAGAAAGTTAACCGATCTTTACATGTCTCCAGAAGCTTTTGAAGACATGTCAAGCTGGGGTCTTGGTTTAGTATCTGATGATATTAGAACTCAGATCCAAAGAAGTGAAGAAGGCGCTGTTAGAGGTATGTACGGAGTCAACTTCCACGATCTTGACGAGCTTGGCGTTGGTCAAGAGTATCAGCTCTACTATACAAGTACATTAGGCGGCTCTTTAGCAGCTTCAGACGAAGAGCTTATAATTGGTCTTGATCTTTCGCAGCCAGACAAATCATTTATTCACCCAGTTAGCCAAGAAATAGAGATCACAGAAGATGAGAATCTTCACAGACACGGTCTTGTTGGTTTCTACGGCTCAATGGAAAGTGGATGGGCTGTTCTAGACGTAAGATACGTATTAGCTGGTTCGTTCTAAAGCAAGAGTTTGGTTTTCGAAAAGCCCCCGTTTATCGGGGGCTTTTCTTTTGTGTATTAACAAACATGGCGCTAGCTTATACATCATCAAATGCGGTTCCTACTTCAACTAAAGCTTTTTTAGGAAAAGGTCCGCTAGTTCAACAATCAATGAATTATGGACAGGCTGGTTCTGTAGCAGAATCACCAAGCGGTTCTAACTTAATAGAATTCACTAGAAAAGTACCATTCTCAACAGGTATTAATGTAACATCGACTGGTCAGTATATTTATTCTACTGAAGATAACTTAAAGGGTCCGTTCTTTAAGATGTTGGTTGTAAATCCAGGCGTTGCTAATAAAAATGTTATATTTGCAGGAATAAACGCCATAGGCACTGGTACAGCTAATATGTCCACTGGTGTGGGCGTACCTATAAGCGGTGGTGGAAGCTATGAATTTGGCGGTCTAGGAGCAGCGCCTGTTAGAAACCTTTGGGTAATTTCATCACCAGGACAAACTGCCACCGCCCAAGTTTATGGTCAATATGACAACCTAGAGGCTCTATAATGGCTACAAACATATCGCCAATGGTAACATCTTTAAGACTTTACATAGGCGATGTGTCATCACCAAATGTTTATTCTGACGCTACGCTAACTCAATTTATAATATTAGCAGCTCAGCAAACGCTTGGCGAACTTACCGTTGTGCCAAACACTTTCACGATAGATATAACAACTTCAACAATAGACCCAAACCCGTCTGCAGATGGTTCAAATCAAGGATTGGCCAGTCTTTTTATACTTAAAGCAGCGGTTATAATCGCAATGTCTGAAATGAGAAAAGACGTTGCTAAATTCGGGGTTAGAATAAAAGACGATCTTACATCTTACGATGGAACAGCTGCCTTAAAAGGCAGACAGGACGCCGTTAAGATGTTTATAGAAAATTTTGAAAAAACAAAATGGGACTGGGAAAGAGGCAACAAGTATGCAGGAAGAGCAATACTTGGGCCTTACGAAAGCGCCGATCTTGGCTATACAACAACCAACTTCACCTACTATCCAGAGTACGGCCCGTCTAGGAGGTAAAATTGTCTTATATTCCAGAAGATATAAAACAGCTATGGAAAGAGGCTGCACAATCTTTCAATGCACAGATAAGCGGAGTTGGTTACGCTTGCCTTCTCACATTTAATAACGAGATACGGGCTTCTTCAACAATAATGAGCGACACTGTAAGCTCAAAGCCAAGATTCATACCAGCCATGGGCGGATTAAGCAGCCCGCAACAAATTTACGGTTATCAAGAGACAAACTTTACGGCCTCTAGCGGATTTTATCAAGCTGAGACAACAAAAATTATTGAGGGAAGGGTTTATGGTGCAAACAAGGATTTCGATAATACACTAATAGCTCAGGGTTCTGCAAATGTATGGAAATTTGTTTGTGATAAAAAGCATATACCAGATCTAATGAGGGCTACGACCGCCACGTTTTATAACGGGTCATCAAAAGAATTCAAAACCAAACTTTTTAGGCCGCCAATTTCTTATGGACTTGGGCAAGACGTAAACTGCATATCATTTTGGGTTGATTTCTAATGGCAAAAAGAGGACGAGAGAGACCGCCAAAAGATAGGGTTAGAGATATTCTTATAGATATAAGCTCTAGCGCATCTATTCAAGACGGAGGATTTGTTACAAACACACTAGCGGCTGTTCTTGGAATAACAATACCAGAAATTATATTGGCAAATGTATGCAGATACTGTGGACCTATTCTAACTAGAAGAGCTAACACATATATAAGAAGTCAAATATTAACCAAGATACGTAAGCATCCAAATATAAACTTTTCAGAAGATGTCTACTATAGAGGGGCTTTAGGTATACCAAAAAGATTCAATAAAGATAACTTTAAAAAACTTTTATATAAAGCATTAACTATAGAAGTCACAGCTTGTGGATACGTCGCAAGCCCAACCCTAGGAAGGGCCGCAAGAGCAACAAAAATAAAGGGTCCTACAGCCCTATCTTCTTATAGAAACGCAAATGCAACAAGTGTTCAAGAATTAAAAGCCGATCTAAAAAGCATTGTTGAAAAACTTTATCAGGAAACAAGCTTTAGAGTTGGGGCTAGAAAAAGAACAGGCAAAAGAAACTGGCTTTACGAAGCGGACACTGGAAAGACTGACGTTGGTGGTTATTCTGTTTTTCCAGGACCAGGCGAGGGCGTGCTTAATGAACAGCAGGAATATACATCTTCAACAGGCAGAAAAAATTTAAGATACAGTAGATCAGGAACTCATATAATGATAAGCGGGGGTGATTATAACCCAAATGAGTGGCGTCCAAACCCAGGAGAAACAAATGTAATAGAAAATATCTTTATAAGAAGGCTTCCAGGATTGATAAAATCAGTACAAACAACAGGATTAAAAGCATGTTTAAATAAAATAAAAAGCAGGTTAGGTAAACAGGCAGAAAGACAAGCAAAAGTTAGATTATCTAGAGCGCTAGGCTCAAGAAGACAAGGAATCGCTGTAACGGAACAGGGAATATCTAGCGAAGTTGTTTCAAAAGAAATAGATCCAGCGAAAGTTGCAGAAAAATCCGACATATCAGACCTCAACATAGAAGCATCTATAAATCAAATCCTAGGAACAAAAAAATTTACAAAAATACAGTTAGATGTCTTTATAGAAAGAGGCAAGGGTCTTGGTTTAACTGTGCAGCAAACTTTGTCAACAATAAAAGAGGGGTTGGGAATATAAAATGTCAATATTTAGAGGAATAAATAGATTTGGTGAATCAACAACTAGAACGATAATCAGAGAAAATATTATGGCTAAACTTTCTCAGGCCATGATAGATGCTGGTGGTTACTACAACTTTCCAACTGGCGTTTTAGGATTTGATGGAAACGATCTTTCGCTTTTAAGACCGTCTTACAGACCAGAGTATGCAAATTTTAGATTTTGGGCTGGTAATAGCTCAAACTGGGTATGGGAAACCCAATCCCCAACTTATACTGGTGGAGCAGCACCAATACAAATAAGCGGAGTGCATATATCTGGCGTTTTCTACCCAGAAAAAAATGGCGGTCATTATGATCACTACATTGATTACGCAAGGGGCGGCGTTGTTTTTACAAACCCAATGCCTTCAGGACTTCAGGTAAGATGCCAAAGGTCTGAAAGAGTTGGATTTATATATCCTTCAATTGGTCCAGAGTACAGAAAAATATTTAATGCGCACTTAAGAAACTGGCAAAATAGTCCTCCAGGATCAGGTTATGATGAAATTACACAAGAGGTTAAGGCCTTTATGCCAGCCGTATTTGTAGACATTAAAAGAACGGACGGCGAAGCCTATGAATTAGGTTCTGCAGTAAGAATAGACCGTTTTTCAATATCTTTTGATATCATAACTGAAGATACTATTTTTTATGATTTTTTAATGGATTGCTGTAACTCTCTGCAAGACCAAACTATAGCTGCTTATAACGTAGATCAGGCTAGAGCGGGTAATGCATATGGATTAAACTTTGACGGAACCTTAAATCCAAATAGGAAAAGCTTCGATCAAAGATCGGCTAGTTATCCATGGAAAACAATAAGATTTTTAGGAGATGCCTCAGAAATAGATACTTTTATGGCCTTGCCAGTCATAAGAGGAGCGGTAGCCGTTGATTTAGAAGTAATAATTTAATTGTGTATTCTAAATGAGAGATAACATAAAATGTCCACTAGACTATTAAACAATAACAGACTTTTTTACGCAATTGAGGCAATAGGATTTGCTCCATTTAGCGGTGTCGGAAC